CCCCCTTTTGAAACCCCCCATCTATCCCTTTCGATTAATTAAAAATACATATTTTATTTATTGAAATTCAATACATTCAACCCTACGTAACAAAGCAGGTAATTGTGGGTGATCTTCTCCACCTAACCCACAAAAACATTGACTAGGGTGATAGTTACTAGTTACAATGAAAGTAGTAGCATACAATGGTATCATTCCACCTTTAGTTTCTACAAGACACTTATACCTATCAAACCATCGAAGTAAGTGATTGATATCTATGCCTTGAGGACCAAAGTCATCTATTATTACTTCTTCCTCGAGGAAGTACCCACTCCACCATTTCGTCCTGGGTTCTTTGATGTAGGCTTCTGGAAGTAGTCTATGTGCTTCTCGGCTTTTTCCGGCTCCAGGTTTACCCCAAAACCATGAGACCTTAACAGATGCTCGTTCCACAGGTCGTCTGAGGGTAAAATAGTTTCTGAGCAAGTTATGTCCGGAATAGTACCATGTTCCGGGATTGGACTCAGCGAATTGAAGAAGGCCAGATCTTCCGGATTCCATGTCGGAAGCAAATCGTCTAGCGATTTCATCTCTAGTAGAACCTCCTTCTCCTTTTTGAGGTCTTTCACCATATTCTGTAAAAGCTCCATCTTTGCTGCAGTATCTGAAGTTAGCGTCTGGAGAACCATGAGCGTCTTCGATATGACATCGAGGGAGATATCGACTCTTGATTGAATTGAAACGATATGACTTCTTAAAGATGATATATCCTTGGACATGTGGTGTGCCTGACTCTCCAACCTCGAGGCCAAGGACTGCATATTGCGACTCATTTTCACAAACTCTTCGGAGATGCTCGAGTTCATATTGAGTATAGTTGTTAAGGGTAAAAGCGTATGCTTTTTTAGGGGTTGGGGGCATTGTGATTAGAAAGGCTCACAATAGGCCATTATATAGACATGTTTAAAAGAAAAGAAGCGGGGTAATACTTTACCCGCTTCCGTATAACATTAAAACACTATTATTTTATTACAAAGTTGCTGCCGTTTGGTCAGCTACAAATGACATATCATGATAGACTTGTGCTATTAAAGTATTCTGTGTCGTGTCCTGCATGTTTGCCGCCGATACTAAAAATATTATCTGATCTCCAAGGTCTGTTCCCCAAATTTCTTGATCTATCTTCTGAACCTTTAACCTATGCTCTAGTGTGAACGCAGGATATGAATTATTAACTATAGCCCTTTTACTATACAGTATTTTACCATATTGCTGATTAAATTCAGGGGCATAATCTAGGTTTGATCCATATATCCAAGTAGTAGGCAGTAATCCACTATCTGGTCTTTTAGTCAGTTTTACTACCCATATGTTAATACATATTTCATCAGTTACAGCATCAGGAACTGTTATTGTAAGACCTACTCTACCTCCTCTTATTACCATATCACCAGCACCAAATGTTATGGCACTAGCACCAGTATCAGGAGTAACAAGACCACCAGTGGTAGTCCAGAAAGCAGTAGTAGGACCAGGGTTACCAACAAAAGTAGGATAAAGAGCCTGTACAAGACCCTGTCCAGCAGTGGTATCCGTAGTGATATTGACACCACCATTGCCTATTGATCTAAAATGTTGTTTAGCCATAGTATCTCGCCATAATATAGCTCTCCATGTCCTAGGTTTCATACGCCTTGTTCTATATTGTTGACCAAGTCCTTTTGCAGTTTGTATTGTCCATGTTTGATTCCTTGATCTTCTAGGAAATCTACTTCTACGGGACCTAACAGTACGTCTCCTTTTTGCTCCCCATTTAGGGAAGGTTGAAGAACGTTTACGTTTAGTACCCCAAGTAAGAGCCATAGGTAATTAACCGTCCGGGTTCAATACCCCTTATTAACATATACGCGGTATTTATAGATGTGTCCCTAGCCTCCGTCGGCCGTTTACTATAACGCTCGTCCCGAGGGGACCTCCTACAATTAAATTACATATTTATCTCTTTGAGGGGTCAGCCGGTTCCCTTTCTTCCCCCCTTTTGAAACCCCCCATCTATCCCTTTCGATTAATTAAAAATACATATTTTATTTATTGAAATTCAATACATTCAACCCTACGTAACAAAGCAGGTAATTGTGGGTGATCTTCTCCA